TTTGCCTCATACGCCTCGGTCATCACCCGCTTCAAGATGTCAGCAGCGGTGCCTTGAATCTTGAAGTTCGCCACCTGCCTCTCCTTTCTGGAGCGCAGGTTGCTGTCCCGACTGATGATGTCTGGCCAGCAGTGGCTGCGGCTTCCGTAAACCGTCTGGACATAGCCGTGGTCACGAGCGAACTGCCAGACCTCTTCTTTCCACACTGGTATCCGGGCGTAGCAAGAGAACAGCCGGTTGATCAGCAGCACTGCCACGTCGTAAGGGATCATCAACTGCGTTGATACCCCGTGTGGACCAGCGCCATAGACCACCCCGAAGTTCAGGGTCTTGGCGAAGGCGCGTACCCGGTCAAGGGCGTCATAAAGGGGGTCCCCCTTCTGTGAGTTGGCCCTGACATCCATGAAGAAGTCGTAGTCAATAGAGCTTCCATCCCACTTCAGCTCTCCCAAACGGATGTGCTTGAACATTCTGCTCAGTATTTCCGACGCAATCGCGCAAGCTGTGATGCTGTGCAAGTCCTTCGGGGAGTCCCCGATGTAGGCACTCATCATCACCGGATCACGGGTCTCATCGGCGGTGATCCTCAGCTCCTGACCAGAGAAGTCGATTGAGACGTACACGTACCCGTCACTGGGTTTGATGATAGAGCGAACATGCCCTCCATCCTTCTTGGAGACTTGCAGGAGGTTAGGGGAGGTCCCCGTGGGTCGGTTGGTCACGGTCGCAGACTGGTTGATGCTGGCGTGTATCTTCCCGTCCCTTGGGTGCACCCACATTGGGTACGGCTTCCAGTACAGCTTCTCTCTGGTCCGGCACTTGTTGTACTCAATAATCGAGAGCAGGACTTCTGCCTTCCAAGCATCTTCCCCTTCGCAATCCTCAGCCACTGCGATGTACATGGCTCGCTCATTGGTTGACGGGGCACCTTCCAGCCCGTGCTTGCCTCTGAACGAATCCGCCTTCGGCTCTGTTCGAATGCGGATGGGAAGCCCCAACATGCAGTAGAGCAGGTAGGTCATCTGCTTCGGGCTATCGAAGTTCAGTTCTGTACCCACAATCACAGGAGTAGCCGCTTCGGAAAGCAGCTTCTCAGCCAGTGCTTTCAAGGCTTCGTAGTCCTCACCCTGTCTATCCTTTAACTGCTTGCCAGTGCTTCTGGACAGGGCAGACAAGAAAGGGTGAGACACCTTTTTCATTTCACAGCCCACCATAAACTCTGTGATGGCTTTGGTACTGACCGAGGTCAATTGATCCTTCACTCCGACCACATCCAGAACCGAATTGATCTGAGCAACCGTGGGTTTGAACTCCACCTCTGGCCTGCGCTCATAAGGCTTCACGTAGGCAGACTGAGCAACCATTTCATTCAGCAAGTCTCTCATGGATTTCTCGATACGAGCCTTGTCCTTGCCTGCTTCACGCAGCTTCTTCAGATAAAAAGCTTCCTGATCCCTATACAGGGTGTGGGCCGCTGCCGAGTTGATACCCTTGCAGTGAGCCCCTAATGAGTCCCTGACCAGCTCGATCTTTTCATCACGTAGAATGGCGTCAGCCTTAGCCATTCTCTCCAGAGCCTCTGGGTCGTACTCAAAGCCCTCGACGAAGCTGTCCACCAGCAAGTGCAAGGATGGGCAGTCCTTCTTCTCAATGTGGAACCGGCTGCCCTCGATCTCAGACTGCATCCAGAACAGGTAGAGCAGGTGGGCTGTCACCAGAGAGTCATCACAACCGTAGTGCAGGACTTCCTCACCAGTGAGTTCTTGCATCCCGCTCTTGTCTCCCACGGTCTCGGCGTAGGTGGCTTGGGTATACCCCAAGTGGGTCTTGCTCAAAGACTTCAGACCTGATGACTCGTGCTCATACAGATTTTTGGCGTACATGGCCGTGTCTGTCATCCACTTAACCCGGTGCCCGAAGTTGGTTCTGGTCAGGGTGGCTTCGAACTGGCTGTTCTGGGCAACCATCTCAACCTGCTCACACTCTTTAATCCAATCGAGTATCTTTACTGGGTCCACATTGTCAGTGTCCTTGTGGTGGCAGCTCAGGTAGAACACCTTGGTGTTGAACCGGCCTAACGCAAAGGAACAGCCTGTCACCCGCTGGCTCAGGACATCGACGAAGTTTTGATTCTTCGAAACCACTTTGAATGGCTCGTGATTCAAGGGGTCGTAAGACTCATAGTCCCACGCAACCACCGGGCTATCCTTGAGCAGCGCCTTCATCTGCTCCGTACACTTCTCATAGTTGGCAGCCGTGACCAGTGTGAACTCTGGACGCAGCTCTTTCAGGACGGACATCAAAGACCCATTGTCTGAGCCCTCGAACAGGCTCAGCACGGTGTCATAGTCCTGCCTGCGCGGGACTCTCTTGATCCACTCTACTTTTCTGAGTGTGCGTCCGATTACTGAATTGCATAGAGCCGGGTAAAGTTTGGCCAGCTTGTGGGACAGCATCCAGTCCTCGCGGTTTTCATAAATCTTCTGGAGTAGCTTGTCACCCAACTCATCTGCGTCTGCCTTGAGAGCGTCGAAGTCACGGGTCTTCACGTATTTGTGCAGCTCCACCAGCCCCGCTTGCCCGTACTCACCAAGCAGCTTCTCCCAAGACTTCTCTCCAAAACCGGGCACGCCTTTGTAGTTATCCGAGGTGTCCCCGACCAGAGATTTCTTGAGGGTCAGCAGGCTTGGGGAAAGTCCGTCGATGTCGTCGCTGTAGTAAAGCGGCTCGCCTTTGCCGGGGTAATAACAGACGGTGGTGTCTTTCAGTCCGCACAAAATGGACAGGTCTTGATCCACGGTATAGACCAGCTTGTTCCCTTCCAGCTTCTGGCAAAGGTAAGCGATCAGGTCGTCAGCCTCAGCCCCTTTCTGATAACACAGGGTAAATCCCATACCCTCCAGCAGAGCCTGTGCTCGCTCCCTCATCTGGGTAATCTGTTGTTTGACCTGCTCGCTCTGCCCTGCCCCTCGCCCTTGCTTGTACTCAGGGAACATACTGGATCGGAAATCATTGCCCCCTTCAAGAGCAAAGATCAGTTTGTGGGGCGGGTACTTGCTGACCCAATCCCCTAGAAATCTTTCAATGAAATTCTCCATCCCGTAGTCGGATGTGTTCACTGTCTTGCCTGTCTCACGGTCCTCCACCCCATCAGGGTCGGTGCCGGAGAAGTAACTGCGGATCAGGAATCCGTTGGTATCGATTATTGTGTACATTGCTTCCCTCACTCTGAAAAGAAACGGGGCGCAAGCCCCGTTTCCAAATGCCGCTGTCGTTTATCCTAGATGCAGTTCGAACTTCCAAGGTTTCCAGTTGTACTTGTCCTTGGTGATCCGCTCGCCTGCGCTGACCTTGGTAATTACTTGGTCGTAACGCAGCCCACGAGCAGCGTTCAGCTCACCCATGACGTAGCCAGAGAACCGGGCCACGCTGGTCGGAGCGATGGACAGGATAACCAACCCAGATGGTTCGTCACCCTCAAACAACTGCGCCGTGACCTCAAGATACTTCTTGATATTGGCGCGTGGTCGTCCACTCTCTTCCCACTCTTCAAGAAGTTCATCGACTGATTCCCCGCCGACCGTATTTTCCTTGTCGTAAGTGTAAAAGAACTCAACGTCATCCTTATCCACTTCGCTTTTGTAGAAATACTTGGCGCGGTATTTCATCATCCGGCAGTAGAACTCGTCACCGTAGTCCTTACCTTCAGTGTCGATGAACTCACCCTTGTCCAGAGAGATGATAGGGAAAGCACCGAAGCCCATTTCCAAATCAGCGGTCTCTTCTGCGGACAGCAGACCACCGCCCGTACCAGCCATCGCCGGAGGTGCAGACTTCTTAGGAGCCAGCTCTTTGGAAGAGGTTTCAAGCAGTTCTTCATGGTCAACAGCTTCAACAGCTCCAGTGGCTTCTTTCGTTTTTTTAGCGATACTCATTTTCAGTTTCCTTGTGTTTAATTAGTCTGATTATCAGACGGTTAGGTTAAATACTTCCCAGAAGCTCTTCCAGAAAGTCACCGGGGCTGACCAAAGTTGATTTGTAATCATGCACCCGACTCATCAGGACTGAGTTCACAGCCCTCATGTACAGTGTCCGTCTGACTCTCATCAGATAGACGTTAACTACGTGCTCCTGCCCGGAGCGGATCAAGCGTGAAGCACACTGATCCATGATGCCCGGACTTCCCACAGGCTCGAAGAACATCAGGTTGTGCGCCACACCCTGAAGCCCGTCCAGTCCTGCGCCACCTGCCTGTGGGTTGATGATAGCCACCCGGCAGGATGGGTCTTCGATAAACTTGTTCTTGTTCGCGTGAGTGTCGCTGCCTCCGTAGATCAGGGCAGGGTTGTACTCCTTCAGGTATTCACCCAAGTTCTCAACCGTGTCCACGTAACTGGCGAAGATAACTATCTTGGTCTCTGCCAGATTGATGGATTCCAGCAGCGCATCCAAAGCCACCAGCATTTGAGACTTCTTCTTGTACTTCGTAATCAAGTGAGGGAAAGAGCACAGTGTCATGGCATACCGGCGCATGGCCGCACCCTGCACAGCGTTTATGAGCTCGTCCCCGTGCTCCAGAACCCGCTCTTCCATCAGTTGTGTGTACTTGCTCTGGTGAGCTTCGTCCAGTACCACGTCGATTGGTATGACGTTTGGCTTTTTCAGATCAAGCACGTCCTCCTTGGTCACTCGTCTTGCCTTTAAGTACAGATTCTTAGACAAGCGGTCGAGGTTCCTGAAGCCAACCGTAACCCTGAAGTTCCCCTTCTGCACCTTAACCAAGTGAATTCGGTCGAACGCCCTCTTTGAACGGTAGGCGTCTGGGGTCAGCAGAGAAATCAAGCCGTACCCATCCTCCGGGGTGGTCGGCGCTGGGCTACCTGTCATGTACAGAACTTCACCGCCTTCAGTAAATTGTCTGAAAGTTTTGTAAGTCCTTGAACTTGGGTTCTTAAGTGCGTGTGCTTCGTCAGCCACAAAGACTGAGTAGACACCCCTTGGCAGGTCACCGACGCAGCGTAGGAACATCTGGTAGCCGATGATCAGAAGGTCTGGCCAGCCGTACACGTTGTATTTAGTGAATTCGTACTGTCTGCCGGAAGGCCCGAGGTCCATCACTTTCCCAGTAAACCCATGCCCCTTGATCTGCTCGTTGAATTTCAGCAGATACTGCCAGCTCAGGCCGGGGGGCATCACAGCCAGCACCTTCTTCCCGGTGAGTATTCCGTGCGCTGTGCGAAGGTACGAGATCAGGGACTTGCCTGTGCCCGGATCATCCCACAACCCATACGAACCCTGCTCCAGACTATTTCTGAGTCCGGTGAGTTGGTGCGGTCTGGTTTGTTTACTTGGATCGTTGGGATCGGGTACTACAGTAATCCCAAAGCTTTCGGGCGGGGCTTGAACCCCTGCATTGGTGAACACTTGGCCGAGTGTTTGATACATTGTCATTTCCTCTTCTCATTTTCATTAAGCGGCGTCTTGTTTCTCGCCACCATCCTCAGCATTGTCATTAGCGGCATCTATGATCCTCTTCAAATGCCGGAGCAATATTATAAACACAAGAACCAGAGATGAGGCAACAAGTATGGGCAACCAGATCGGAGCTCCTGTGTAAGGTGCAACCAACCCGTAGAACAGGCAGGTCATCATCACGTCTGGAGCCTTGAACAGCACTTGCGTAGGGTCAACATGCAACCCTACCCGAGTCCGCGACAGATAGGCCGACACCATCACTCTGACAGCCACCAGAATTGACATTGCGGCAACCAAAGTCCAGTCGATGTAGGGAACTTCCGTAAAGTTATACAGTGCAACTAAGGCCCCGACACACAGCATTTCAATATAAGCGTACATTTCGCCTCCTAGTTAAATAGGGACACTTCAATCCCTTTTGATTTCATTTTGTTAAGGTCAAGCTGGATGTACTTCCGGTTCATATCCAGCGTTTCATCCACCACAGCCTCCGCTGTGAAATAGCTTTCCGTCCTGAGCAGCTTCACCATCTGAGAGTACGTCTCAATGACGACGTTGTTGCTCCGCTTGTAGCGCAGGTACAGGCTGTGCGCCACGGGAAGGTCCAAGTACAGGGAACTGTCGTTGATGTGGTAATGCACCCCCTTCTTCAGTCCCTCAATCGAGTCAGTTGCTTGCAGGTAGGCCATCATAGCCATGTCCTCAAGCACCAGATCGACCTCGGTGCGTGCGGTCTGCTGCATGGTCTCAGAAACCACCTTTAGGAACTCTTCATCAAGCTCGGCTCTTAACAAATCCAACCCCTCTATAACTGATTGGTCCACCGCGTTCTTGATCAACACCATGCGCAAGAACTCAAGACCCATCAGGCACACTTGAAGGTTGTACCTTGGCCGGTCCTCCATATCTGGAAGGTCCAGCACCACCTTGTCCATCATGGTTCTGAGCTCGTCAACCGAGGTCGCTATCGCTTCAAGGCAAAGCAGCTTTGCCACCACCTCAAGGCGCTTGTGAGACTTCTGCAATTGGCTCCAAGCGTATGACCCTTGGCTCCTGCCTCTGGAGTCCATGCCTATCGACAGCGTTCTCTGCCGCAGTGGGGGCGACTCAACGGGTTGCTCTGAAACGTATAGAATCGGTGAGGTCACTTCCATCTTCACCGTCCTTGCGTTCACCCCTGACTGGCTTCTCCCACCTCCCAGCACGCCCCTTGTGACGGGGTGAGAGTTGTACGCTGACTTCATAATTTCGTGAGCGTTGTTGTAATCCCTGTCTCCCATACGAGCCTTGTTGAACTCCTCCAAAATTCTGGGGATAGTCATGGTCGAGGTCACGTAATCAAGCAACGCAAACTTTGTTGTATGCGGCAGACTCAGGGACAGGGAGGCGTAGTCAGAGGCACAGCCCGTCAACCACATCATCATCTCTGCCGTCCGCGTCTTCCCGCTGCCAGCGTTGCCCCACAGATTGACCAAGGGGAACTGCTTGTAGGCGTGCATCAAGTGGGCCTTCAAATGGGACGCACAGAACCAGCCGAGCAACAGGCCTATCACCTCCGGTTTATTGATCTGGAATAAGTTTTCCAGACATTCCCCGGCTTCCTGAATCTGAACCTCACCCAACAGGATGCTCCGCATGCTGGGCGCAGTCGGTATATCTTTGACCAGAACATGGGTGCCTTGGGTGCCGAACTTGTTAAGCGACAGCCCCGGCTCCACGTAAACCGGCAGGGGGTAGCCTTTGTACTCCTCGATTCTGAGCCCCGCCTGAAGAACTTCCTTCACTTCATCCATAGAATTATCTTCACTGAACACGAAGAACTTCAGCTTCTGAATGTCTGAGTCAGAACCAAAGAACGTCGCCCCTTCTATCCCTTCGATTGTGGTTAAAAAGTTTGACTTCGATTTCCAAGAGGACTCCCCAAAGATTCGTTCGCAGGCTGTCCCGTTATTGACCAGCACCTCACACATCACCCCTTTCAAGACCTCAACTCTCGGGTCGTCCTCTGAGGGCCCCGTGACCTTGTGCTTGGGGGTGACAACAAACGTCGAGATGAGTGAGGCAGCCCCGTTCCCTGACACCTTGTAATAAACCCCCTCGCTGCTGGTGATCCCAACCGCCTGCATGGTGCTCTCTGCGTCCTCCCCCGTTCGATTGAGGTTGCACCCCTCGCAAGGGTTCTGACTGACCAGAGAACGCATGGCCCCGCATGAGAACTGATACTTCTCTGAGGTCTTAATGTATTTGTACACCCCCTCGGCATGGACCAGCCGCTTCTGAGGTGAGTTGTACATCGAGCTTTCGGTGTTCTCTGACATCCGCGTAGCCAGAGACTTAAACTCGCTCTCTGACCGACCGGAACGGGCGGAGAACACAGCCATGTTCAGTGCCACTTGGTTGTAGTTGGCGCTGTTCTTTAACTGCCCGTCCCGCATGGCCGTCACACACTCCGGCAGGTCTTCTTTAAACTCGCGCTCCAAACGCTCGCTGGTGACCGTCGCCTTTTCAACCGGGGCTTTGGCAGCCTGTGCCTTACATCGTAGGAAGAGAGCCTCCAAGGAGGCAGACTTTCCCAGTGGCTCAGGAGGGGCAGGCATCACCCGAGGGTTCGATACCAGCTTCTTGTACAGAGCTGCATCCTCTATGATTCCTTCCAGCTCCTCTTGGGTTATCCGAACCCGGTAGTTCCCGTCCTCCCTCTCAAGATTCTCAAGCCGCCAGCTATTGCCTCGGCCTCCGCAGTACACTTGCATGTCCATGCCAGTGACGTAGAAAGCCAACGCCATTTCCTTGTAAACGTAGGGCAGACCTTTAACCGCCCTGCCTGTGCTGAAGCACCGCTCGTCAACAATAATGTGGAACCCCTTCGACCCTGAGGCGTAAATCTGAATCAGGTCTTTAGGAACCTCACGGTCCTGAAGCCTCTCAACCAACTCAAGCGTTGATCGGGCAGCAGCCGGGATGTCGCTCTTGATGTCGATGTCGGCGTAGAACGGCCCTTTGTATTTGATCTCTTCCTGCTTGGTGTCTGGTGTGACCTCTTGGGACACAGCCAGAATGGTCATCTTCCGACCGTTGTTATCTAATACCTTTCTCCTTACATCCTGACCATCGCTTACTAACTTCCAAGGGGAGCGCTCTCCCGTCTGATAGTATCGAAACATGCTAGGACGCCAGCGGTTGTGAGATGTATATGAAACGGTTCTGCGGCTTGCCTGCCTCCATCACCACCGAGGGCACAACCTTGTAGTTATGTCCACGGATCAGCCCGTGCTTGATCAGCAGCATGTCAGGGATTTCACCCTCAGTTCTTGTGGTAAAAAACTTTGACTTCGGTGTGCGCAATGCTGCTTTCAGCTTGGAAGCCAGCATCTTGGCTTGAAATTTTTCAAGCTCAGTTGGTTCAAATTTGGTATTCATGGCCGACCTTCTTATTAGTTGGTTGTTACTCAGGCATCTCTCCACAACTGTTCAACAATCTGCTGCACGTCAGAGAGCTCCCCCTTTAAAAACAGTTCCTCGTAGTTTTCGCACAATCCATTGGTCACTTGAGGAAGGGCAACTCCATCGCCCAGATTTTTCATCAGTACGCCAGCGATGTGTCCGGCGACCGCGAAGTTTTTTGCCTTGAGCAGATGATAGTAATACAAGTTCAGTAGGTCTGTGTACCCCTTGACAATCTGAAGGTCCCCAGATTTGATCTTGCGCAGTAAAGAATCCTCAGATGGTTCTATCAGCGCTCGCTTCTTGGGGCCCCCGAAAAGTTGAACTACTTTTGACACGCTCCCTCCTGCCCCTGCCCCATGAAAACTTTAAACGCCACCCGCCGGATCACCTCCTGACTGATCTTCCGTTCCTTGATGTGAAGCCTCATAACCTGCATAGGCATGACCACCCCCATCCCATGAGGTTCTATGTACAGCGCTCTGGAGCGCAGAGTCGGTGAGGTAAGAAACTCCTCCGGTACAAACACATATTGAGTTGTTGGCTCATTCATTCATTATTCCCCTGTTGTTTGGTGTCGCGCCCTGTGGCAGCGGCGCGGTTGATTTTAGAACGTAGTGGGTTGTGCGATCCCTCGAATCGCCCACATGAAACCCTGCTGCAAGTTGGTCTTGCCTAGAGCCACGGATCGCTTATCGGTGCTCTCGATGGCTTCAAGCTTGGCAATAAACTCCCCACATTTTTCAGCCAGCGCTTTG